TGACTTCAGAAACATTTACAAAATGGTTCAAAAAGAAGACGAAACTGAGGTTTTAGACCCTAACCCACCCCAAAACGAATGAAAACCGGCCTGTTTTAACATAGGGGGAGGGGTCTCGAAAAAGACCCCCCCTCCCCTCATCGCCGGCCTCCTCGAAAATTCTCCGGGGGGATATTTTAGGAGTTGTCGATGATATTTTCCGGCGGTACTTTGTCGGGCTCATAAGCTAAGTTGGGATCCCAGGGAGGGCTTTCGCTCCTTTCCCCTCTGCCGTAGCGCATGGGGCGGTTTATGGGCCTCATAAAGTACCGCCAAACTATATTTAAACTAATGTGATTTGTACCGCTTTGTGGGCGAGACCGTATGAAAAGTTCCGCAGAACGACCCCTGTACGTTCGAAAAGTAACCTCCTTTTGTTTACACGGATATTTCGCTGATGGATTCCTCCTTATAAATAGCCTTAGAGAATGCGGTCTCGCTTACAAAACAGTACAAATCAAGCAAGGAGATATTTTATGGCAAGAGGAAAGCCCAAGAAGACGACCGAACCGGCTCGTCGAATGCGGCCGGCTCTTACTCCCGAGGCGAGGGAGAACCAAATGATATCTTTAGCGGTTGATCTGGCAGAGCAGCAGCTTATGGATGGAACAGCATCGTCGCAGGTGATCACTCACTACCTTAAACTGGCGACGATGAAGGAACGACTCGAGCGGGAGAAGCTCCAGAAAGAGAACGAGCTGCTCAGAGCAAAGACAGAAGCCCTGCAGACAGCCAAGCATGTCGAGGAACTCTACGAGAATGTTCTGGATGCGGTCAGAAGATATTCTGGGAACGGAGGTGGACAGGATGAAGTCGACGATCCGTACCTATCATGAACTGATTCAGATCCCGACATTCGAGGAACGCTTTCGATATTTGAAACTTAATGGAGCGGTTGGCGAGGAGACGTTTGGTTACGATCGCTACATCAATCAGAAGTTCTACTCGTCTCCAGAATGGAAGGCGATCCGTGATTCTATCATCATCCGCGATGACGGCTGCGATCTCGGACTCGAGGATCACCCGATCAAGGGACGAATTCTGATCCATCATATGAATCCTATCGGCATGTCTGATCTTATCGAGCGAGGCGATCTGGTCATCAATCCGGATTACCTGATCTGCGTCTCTCACAATACTCACAACGCAATTCACTACGGGGATGAGAGTCTTCTCCCCAAACCACCTGTTGAACGAAAACCAAATGACACCTGTCCTTGGAGGAAATGAACCATTTACCGATAGAAGTGTGTTATACGACGCTGTTTTTTAGTGCTGGAGTCTTTTACGTGGTTTTACATATATCGTTCGAGTTCTTCGCGGTGCTCTTCGATATACTTTGCGATTTCTCTGAGAATTACTGCCATACCGTTGAATTTTTGGAGCATACAATCGCCTCCTTTCCGTATAACACACTTCTATCGGTAAATTGGCAGTCTAACATGACGAGGCGTAAACATCAACTTAATCTTAATGTATGAGGAAATTATGAGCTCTTTACAACACCATGGCGTCCTCGGCCAGATATGGGGGGTACGCCGTTATCAGCCTTACCCTAAAGGTCATAAGGGTGGCAAAGAAGTCGGGGAGGCGGCGAAGAGGAAAGTGTTCGTTTCTGGAAGCTCCAAGACACAGACAAAGGATTCGCCATACTATAGAAAGCATTTGCCGAGAAGTATCAGGAAGCAGCTCAAGTCTTATATGAAAGAAGGAAGCGAGATCTTAGTTGGAGACGCCCCAGGGATCGATAGGCAAACGCAGGATTATCTGAACAAGCATCGTTATAAGAATGTCAAAGTATACGGGCCGGGAAAACAGGTTCGTTATACAGCTAATAAAGAGTGGGTTACCAGACCGATTGACGCTCCGGAATTCGAAGAAGGCTCAAAGGAATGGCTTGCCAAGAAAGACATAGCTATGACGAACGATTCCACCGAAGGATTCGCCGTAATCCTCGACGAGGGCGCTAAGGCAACGAGAAAAAACATTAAGCGAATGGTCGAGAATGGTAAGCTGATGAAAGTGTATGAACTTAGTAAATCTGGTTCGAGATACGACAGATACATCGATGCCGGAGAGGCATACGCGGAGGAGCTATTCAAATGAACGAAAGCATTCTTACATCCGTCAAGAAGATGCTCGGCATCACGGAAGAATACGAGCACTTCGATCCGGATCTAATCATTCATATCAATTCCGTCTTCATGCTTCTCCGGCAGCTCGGTGTCGGCCCGGCAAAGGGTTACCATATCACCGACGAGGGCAACAAGTGGTCGGAGTTTCTGCAGGACTCGACGGAACTCGAGATGGTCAAATCATACATGTATCTCAGAGTACGACTTCTGTTCGATCCTCCATCTGGCGGAGTACAGGAAGCTATCAACAACCAGATCAAAGAATTCGAGTGGCGTCTCAACGTCGCGGTTGATCCGGAAGACACGCTTGATGAGGGAAACTGACATGAGTCTAAGTTCTTATCTCTATCATCATGGAATTAAAGGACAGGAGTGGGATAAACGAAACGGCCCTCCGTATCCGTTGGATCCGGAAGATCATTCCGCAAGAGAAAAGAAGGGCGAGCGCTCTCCGAACAGTTCTCTTGCCAAGAGCAGTTCAAAGTCTGTTTCTGGTAAGAAGGATGCGAAACTGTCGAAGGGCGAAATCGCCAAAAAGAAACAGCAGATGGCTCAGAAGAATCTCAGCCTTCTGAATAAACACGACCAGGCGCGAGCTCGAATGATGTCGGAAGGCATGTGGGACGCTGAGCAGGAAAAACACTATAAGAGCATGGTGGAAGGAATCCTTAAAAAGCTCAGCGGCGAAGGCATCACGATCAAGTCGAAAGAAGTTAACCGCTATGTCTCACGTGGCAAAGGAGTCTCCGAGATCATAACAGGGAAAAGCTATGAGATCGTGACTCAAAGTAAAACCAAGAAGAAAAAGAAGTCATGAATAAGGGGGTTCAAAATGAGCACATACGTTGACTATCTAAACAGAGACGCGCTTCAACACCATGGAATAAAAGGACAAAAGCATGGCGTGAGAAACGGCCCGCCCTATCCGCTAAATCCAGCCGATCATTCCGCAAGAGAAAAGCGCGGCGAGAGATCCCCGAATAGTTCGTTGGCGGACAATGAGAATAAAAGTAGGCGTGCCAAGAAAGCTTCTAAAAAAGATTCGAAAGAAATGGCTAGTCTTAAATCTCGGAAACCGAAGAATCCCCACGCTTTCACTAAACATTTTTTACGATCCATGGGAAACAGCCTTGTTACCGGCATCGCCAGTGAGGCTTTGACACAGACTGGACATAAAAAGGCCGATGAATGGCTACGGGCGTCAAGCAACACTATAAGTAATGTGAGCTCTTTATATATGTGGAAAGAGGCGTGGGATTATCACAAAGAGAAGCGGGCCTGGAAGAAGGAATACAAAGCGCTTAAGAAGAAAGAGAAGGCTAAATCATGAACGACTATTTACAACACCACGGCATCCTCGGAATGAAATGGGGTATACGTCGTTATCAGCCTTATCCTAAAGGTCATACTGGCGGAAAAGAGGTTGGTGAGGCGGCTCGTGATTTAAAACAGAAATTACGAGATGAGAGGTCAAAGAGGAAGCATGCTCGTATCAGAAAAAAACTGGCCAAACAAGAATACCGGATGGCGATCGCTGATCTGCGAATAGCGAACAGAAGTATAAGAAGTTTAAAAAAAGAACTTCGGCTGTTGCGAAAGGGCGAAGCCAAATGCATGTCTTTACTCGACGAAGAGACAGAGGGATCATGATATGAACGACTATTTACAACACCACGGCGTCCTCGGCATGAAATGGGGTATACGCCGTTATCAGCCTTATCCGAAAGGAAGCCGCGCCGGAAGAGAGATCGGGGAAGCGGCGAAGAAGGCCTCGCACATGGTTCGGAGCTATGTCCAGAAGACCAGGACGAAGTTTAAAGAACAGGCTGCCGCGAGAAAAGCCGCGAAAGAACAGGAGCGCCGGCGTAAAATCCTTCAGGATCCATCGAGTCTGTACGAACACAGACACGAGTTTACAAAGCAGGAAATCGACGACGCTATCAATCGGTATAGTACCGAAAACAGGTTAAAGGATGTCGTTAACGAGCAGAATCTAAGAGCCGTTAGGCGCGGAAGAGAGGTTGTTAACGAGACTCTTAACTTGGTGAAAACCATGACGCAGGCATACAACCTGTATCAGAATGCGAAAGGACGGCCGGAGAAAGCGATCTCGATCGATACGGATGGAAGCTTCCAGAAGAGGGTACGAGAAGCCGAACTGAAACTGAACAAGAGAAACAGTAATGATGACAGCTCCTCGAATAACGGTGATAAACCAAAGGGTAAACCAGCTAAACGTCACTATGAAGAAGATGATAACAAAGATTCGACTCCGGAAACAAAGCAGAAAAAGGGAATAGATCTCGGGAAACCTAAAGATTCGACTCCGGAAACAAAATCGGAAAAGAAAAAACAAACTAAAGAGTACACCGATTATGGAAAAGTTCACGATGGCAGCATTATAGACGACATTGCCGATAAAGCGGACGAGGAAGAACGTAAAAAGAACCGCCGTAAATGACGGTTCTTCAAAATGGTCAGGGAGCCCAAGAGGGTTTGTCCTCAGTAAGGCGGCCCTTTCCCGAAACAATTTCCATTACTTGACCATCGGCCAGGGCGATGCTACCGCTTTCTCCTTCCAACACGACGATGTCGGATAAATAATCTAGATTGTTATATTTTTCCATGTCGTCATAAATGTTGATCATGGTGTGCTCGGACGCTTCGAAGGTGAAGACGCCGGCTCTTATGTCTCTACCGACTAAAAACACGCCGGTGGCGATTTCATCATTGGCGCTGTATCCACGATCGTTCAACTCTGTCTTGATAGAATCCTGTAACGCTACAAGTTCGTCCGTGGTCATGCTGCTGAGATCCAGATCTGCGGCGATAACCGGAGTAGAAGAAAGCAAGGTAATCGCCAACACCAGGGCTGCAATTCTTTTCATCTTTAACCGCTCCTTTCTGTGAAAACAATATTTCGCATAAACTATTTTCCCACTATTCGCACAAAACGTCAACGAGGTAAATCATGCTCTCAAACACGGCCACACCAATTTACTACGGCCAGTTTAGAGAGGCCGTGATCAGAGGAGAAATCCCCGTATGTGAAACAATCTCCATGGAGATGAATCGTATCGATGCCCTCATAGCAGATCCGAGATATTATTACGACGATGAGGCGATCAATGGATGGATCGAGTTTTGTGAAAACGAGCTCACACTGACAGACGGGAGCGATTTGCATCTTCTCGATTCATTCAAGTTATGGGCGGAACAAATCTACGGTTGGTATTACTTTGTTGAACGTTCTGTCTACGAACCATTCGAGGATGGACACGGCGGACATTACGTCAACAAGCTTGTAAAGAAACGTCTCATCAACAAGCAGTATCTGATCGTCGCCCGAGGAGCGGCAAAGACACTCTACGGAGAATGCCATCAATCGTATGGCCTGACCGTGGACTTCTCCACCACCCATCAGATCACAACTGCCCCGACAATGAAACAGGCAGAGGAGATCCTGGCTCCATTCCGAACAGCCATTGCCCGTGCTAGAGGGCCGTTCTTCCAATTCCTGACAGAGGGAAATCTTCGAAACACCTCCGGATCAAAAGCAGATCGTGTGAAGCTGGCCTCGACGAAGAAAGGGGTCGAGAACTTCATCACAGGATCACTGCTAGAGGTTCGCCCCATGAGTATTGCAAAGCTTCAGGGTCTGCAGAACAAATACTCAACGGTTGACGAATGGCTTTCCGGAGACATCAGAGAAGATGTGATCGGTGCTTTGGAGCAGGGCGCGTCCAAGGTTGACGACTATCTGATCATCGCGATGAGTTCCGAGGGAACGGTTCGAAACGGGTCGGGCGATACAATCAAAATGGAGCTCATGGACATCCTGAAAGGGGACTACGTAAACCCGCACGTCTCGATCTGGTGGTACAAGCTGGATTCGATTGATGAAGTCGGAAATCCCGAGATGTGGGTCAAAGCAAATCCTAACATCGGAAAGACCGTTTCGTACGAGACGTATCAGCTGGATGTCGAAAGAGCTGAGAAAGCGCCGGCCGCACGAAATGATATTTTGGCAAAGCGTTTCGGCATCCCGATGGAGGGCTATACTTACTACTTCACGTATGAGGAAACCCTACCGCATCGTAAGCGAGACTTCTGGCAGATGCCCTGTGCTCTTGGAGCAGATCTTTCTCAGGGCGACGACTTCTGTGCGTTTACCTTTATATTTCCTCTGGCGAACGGCAGCTTCGGAATCAAGACAAGGGATTACATTACTGAGAACACTCTGTCCAAGCTTCCAGGAGCAACCCGAATTAAGTACGACGAGTTTATGCGGGAGGGCAGTCTCGTCGTCTTACCCGGAACTGTTCTTGATATGATTGAGGTATACGAGGATCTCGATGAGCACATTCAACGTTGCGAATACGATGTGAGATGTTTTGGGTATGATCCTTATAACGCGAAGGACTTTGTCGAACGCTGGGTAAGCGAGAACGGCCCTTTTGGAGTCGTAAAAGTAATACAGGGAGCAAAGACAGAATCCGTTCCTTTGGGCGAGTTAAAGAAACTCTCCGAGGAGCGGCTTCTTTTGTTTGACGAGGAACTCATGAGCTTCGCTATGGGTAACTGTATAACTCTCGAAGATACCAACGGCAACCGTAAGCTTCTTAAGCGTCGTTACGAGGAAAAGATCGACGCGGTCGCTGCGATGATGGATGCCTGGGTCGCTTACAAATTGAACAGGGAGGCTTTCGAATGAATGAAACATCTTTTGGTTCCAGGCTGAGACATGCCTGGAATGCTTTTTTTAATAAGGATCCGACAACCGAGTGGCGTGACATAGGTTCCGCTTACTCATACCGACCGGATCGAATGCGGTTCTCAAGAGGGAATGAGCGCTCTATTGTGACGGCTGTTCTGAATCGTATCGCAATGGACGTGGCTGCCGTCGACATTCGTCATGTTCGACTGGATGAGAATAACCGGTTCAACGAATTCATCGATTCGGGCCTCAACAACTGTCTCGATGTCGAGGCAAATGCTGACCAGACCGGACGGGCGTTTATTCAGGATGTGGTTCAGTCGATGCTGGACGAGGGGTGTGTCGCGATTGTTCCGACGGACACTACGACAGATCCGACTAACGGTATGCCGGGCTCATTCGACATAGATGAGATGCGTACTGCCAAGATTGTCCAGTGGTATCCACGTCATGTTCGGGTCAATGTTTACAACGAGAACACGGGTCGAAGAGAAGAAGTGACTCTTCCGAAGACTTCGGTTGCGATCATCGAGAATCCGCTCTATGCGGTGATGAACGAACCGAACTCAACCCTGCAGCGACTGATCCGTAAGCTCAGTCTTCTCGATGTGATTGACGAGAACAACGGCTCTGGGAAACTGGATCTTATCATTCAGCTTCCGTACGTCATCAAGTCTGACGCCAGACGAAAACAGGCCGAACAGAGACGGCAGGACATCGAACAGCAATTATCCGGTTCCAAGTATGGCATCGCCTATACCGACGGTACCGAGCATATAACGCAGTTGAATCGTGCAGTTGAGAACAACCTGATGAGTCAGATTGAATACCTGACGAGTATGCTATACAGCCAGTTAGGGATCACTCAGGCAATCATGGATGGGACGGCTGACGATAAGACAATGCTCAACTACAACAACCGGACGATTGAGCCGATTCTCTCAGCGATAGCCGATGAGATGAAGCGAAAATTCCTGACGAAGACGGCCCGTACCCAGGGGCAGTCGATCGAGTTCTTCCGGGATCCGTTTAGGCTGGTTCCGGTATCCGAAATCTCAGAGATCGCGGATAAGTTCACCAGAAATGAGATCATGACTTCCAATGAGATCAGACAGATCATTGGCATGAAACCTTCTGATGATCCGGGAGCAGACGAGCTTCGGAACAAGAACCTGAATCGGTCGGAAGAAGCGGAGCAAGAGTTCTTAAACCAGACACAAGGAGGGGAAATTCAAAATGGCGAAGAAGAAACCTGATTTTAGTGGCTGGGCTACCCGGAACGATCTGAAGTGCACAGACGGTCGTACGATCAGACATGGCGCTTTTGAAGGCTGTGACGGGCAGCGGGTTCCTCTCGTATGGAATCACCAGCACAACGAGCCGTACAACATTCTCGGACATGCAATTCTTCACAACATGGACGAGGGAGTTTACGCAGACGGATATTTTAATGACACAGAGCAGGGTGAGAACGCCAAGATGCTTCTCGCACACGGTGATATTTCAGCCCTGTCGATTTATGCCAATCAGCTTAAGCAGAAAGGCGGGGATGTTCTCCATGGCGTGATCCGTGAGGTGAGCCTTGTGCTTGCCGGCGCGAATCCCGGGGCATTCATCGATTCGGTATCACTTTCTCATGGCGAGGAGTCAGAGGAAGAAGCGATTATCTACACCGGTGAGCCACTTGAGCTTGCCCACGCTGACGAAGAAGAGGAGAAAAAGAAAGTGGCTGACGAGGAGAAGAAGCCCGAGGAAAAGGGCGGAGAGAAAACAGTAAAAGACGTATTTGACACACTCAACGAAGAGCAGAAGACTGTCGTGTACGCTCTGATCGGTCAGGCAATGGAAGACGCAAAGGGCGGCTCCGATGACGATGACGATGACGACGATGACGACGAACAGGAGGAGAAGAAGATGAAGCACAACGTTTTCGAAGGCGATTCCCAGAACGGCGATTTCCTGACTCACGCTGATGAGGAGGCTATTGTCTCCCTGGCGAAGAGTTCTCAGGTCGGCACTTTCCAGACGGCTCTGGAGATGTTTGCTGATGATAACAACCTGCAGCACGATGCGGTGGCGAGCGGTTTCTACGAGACAGGAAACAAGGGTACCGTCTATGATCTGTTCCCGGAATACAAGGAAGTGAGACCTGGCGCCCCGGAACTCCTCACTTCTGATCAGGGCTGGATTTCTACGGTTATGAACAAGGTTCATAAGAGCCCGATCAGCCGTATCCGGACGACTCAGGTCGACATTCGTAACATCGAAGCTCTGAGGGCAAAGGGCTATAAGAAGGGCAAGCAGAAAGGTCAGACCGGCAACTTCGGTCTTGTTCGCAGAACAACCGATCCGCAGACCGTGTATGTGAAGTCCGCTCTTCATCGCGATGACATCATCGACATCACCGATTTCGACTATGTCCAGTATCTGTACAACATCGATAAGATGCAGCTCAACGAGGAGCTTGCTACGGCGATCATGCTTGGCGACGGCAGGGATGATGCTGATGAGGGCAAGATCTCTGAAGAGCACATCAGACCGATCTGGACGGATGACGAACTTTACACGATGCATGTAGACCTGGATCTCGAAGGCGCGAAGGAGAAGCTTCAGGGTACGAACACCGGTGGCTATTTCGGTGAGAACTACATCGCTGCCGAAGCTATGATCGAGACCGTTCTGTATGCCCGTGAGAAGTTCAAGGGCAGCGGCACACCGGATCTGTATCTGACTCCGCATATGCTGAACGTTATGCTTCTGGCCCGCGATATGAATGGCCGTCGGATCTATTCCTCCAAGGCTGAGCTTGCTTCCGCTCTGAACGTCGGTCAGATCGTCACTGCTGAGCAGTTCGCCGGTAAGACCAGAACGGCCGGTACTGGCGCCGATGCCAAGACGAAGAAGCTGGTTGCCATTATCTGCAACCTTGCCGACTATTCTCTTGGCGCTACCAAGGGCGGTGAGGTTACTCACTTCACTCAGTTCGACATCGACTTCAACCAGCAGAAGAGCCTTCTGGAGACTCGCTGCTCTGGCGCCCTGACGAGAGTCTACTCCGCGATCGCCATTGAGGAAGATGTTACTGATGACGACAGCGCCGAAGGCAATGGCTGATAACTAAGATTCAAAATGGAGGGGTTCTGTAATGGCTAAGTTCTTCGGACCGATCGGGTTCATCGAAACTCGTGAGACCAGACCCGGTGTGTGGGTAGAAGAGATCACCGAGCGTAACTACTACGGGGATCTGACGAAAAACAGCAGGCGATTCGAGAGTTCGAGTCAGGTAAACGACAATCTCACGATCTCAAACATTCTGAGCATTGTCTCCGATCCTTACGCCATTCAGAATTTCCACTCCATGAGATACGTTGAGTTCATGGGTACGAGATGGAAGATAACTGCAGTGGAAGTTGAGTACCCGCGACTCACGTTGACTATAGGGGGTGTGTATAATGGCGAGAGTTGACCGAAGACTTGAACTGCATGAGATCCTTTGCCGTGTGTTAGGATCCAGAAATGTATATTTTCAGCCCCCTGAGTCTATAAAGATGAAGTATCCTGCTATCGTTTACGAAGTCAACAATATATATATGATCTCTGCCGACAACAAAGCTTATTACAAGCAGGATACTTCTTATAAGATCACTTTGATCGAGTTTGATCCCGACAGCGAGATTTCCTATGAACTCCTGAAACTGCCGAGATGTAAATTCGATTCTCATTTTGTAGCAGACAACCTTAATCATAACGTTTTCACTATTTACTACTGATGGAGGTAGAAACATGAAACTGGTATGGGATAGCACAGGCGATCGTCTGTATGAAACTGGTATTGACCACGTAGTTCTTTATCCGTTCTCCAAGACATCCGGCAAGAAGTATGAGGCAGGTGTGGCATGGAACGGTGTGTCCGCAATTAACGAAAGCCCCTCTGGCGCAGAAGCTTCGGCTATCTATGCCGACAACATCAAGTATCTTAATCTGATGTCTGTCGAGGAGCTGGGTCTCAGCATCGAGGCTTATACCTATCCGGATGAATTCGCCGAGTGCGACGGTTCTGCTTCTCTTGCAGAAGGCGTGACGATCGGACAGCAGTCTCGTCGGCATTTCGGTGTCGCCTACAGGACTCTGGTTGGTAACGACGAGGAGAGCACGGATCATGGATATAAGCTGCATCTGGTATACGATTGCCTCGCTTCTCCTTCTGAGAAAGCTTATGCGACCGTAAACGACAGCCCGGAAGCCATTTCCTTCTCTTGGGACATCACGACCACTCCGGTTGCGGTCGACAACCTCAAGCCCACGGCGATGGTTACTATCGACTCCACCAAGGTCGATAAGGCGAAGCTCGCTTCTCTCGAAGCTCTTCTTTATGGCGGAGAGGAAGCAGACCCCACCCTGCCGAGCCCGAGCGAGATCGTTACCCTGTTCGCAGGTGGCAATGGCTGATCCGAATTATATTTTTAGCACTTTTTAGCATAAGGGGCCGTTCAGCGAATCTGACGGCTCCTTTTAATTTTATCTAAAGAAAAGGAGACAACACTATGCTGAAGAGAACCATCACTTATACAGATTACAACGGCGCTGAGAGAACTGAGGATTTCTATTTCAATCTGACCGAGGCCGAGCTTACCGAAATGGAGCTCTCGATTAACGGCGGTCTCTCAGACTACATTCAGAAGATTATCGCTGCACAGGATGCTCCGTCTATCATGAACATCTTCAAGGATCTGCTGCTGAGAGCATACGGTGAGAAGAGCCTTGATGGTAAGCGCTTCATGAAGACTCCGGAGATCCGTGAGGCGTTTGAACAGAACCCGGCGTATTCCATGCTTTTTATGGAGCTTGCCACGGATGACAAGAAGGCTTCCGAGTTCATCAACGGTATTGTCCCGACGAGAGCTGCTGAAGCAGCAACGGGCGGCCTGTCTGTGATCCCGACGGGGAATCGATAAGGAGTGAGGGATGCTTCGAATTACTGTGCCGGCAAACGAGCAATGGGACGAGAGAACTGGACAGTTCATCACATCCAAAGAGTGTACGCTGCAGTTGGAGCATTCCCTGATCTCACTTTCAAAATGGGAGTCGAAATGGTGCAAACCTTTCCTAAACGACAAAGAAAAGTCGTATGAGGAAACGATCGATTACATTCGCTGTATGACGATCTCGCAGTGTGTAGACCCGAATGTTTACTACAACATGACGATCGACAACCTCAAGCAGATCAACGAATACATTGCGGCTCCCATGACGGCTACATGGTTTTCGGACAAGAAGGGACGTTCCAGAAGCGGCGGACAGACTGTTACATCGGAACTTATCTATTATTGGATGATAGCTCTGGGCGTCCCTTTTGAATGCGAGAAATGGCATCTGAATAGGCTGCTTACTTTGATCCGGGTGTGCGAGGCAGAGCAGCAGCCAAAGAAGAAGATGAGCAAACGGCAAATCATGAGCCGAAACGCGGCGTTGAATGCCGCACGAAGAAAGCGTCTTAACACGAGAGGGTGAGGCTATGAAAACAGCTGAGCAAAAGAATTTTGTCGAAATGATCGGGCCGATCGCTCGCTCTGTCTATAAGCGAACGGGTTATCTGGCTTCTGTGCTGACGGCTCAGGCGATACAGGAAACCGGATACGGTACGACTGATCTGACCAGCAAGTTCAACATCATCGGCATGAAGTCTTCGCTTTTAAACAGCACCTGGGCAGATCACACGGTTTGGAATGGGATCAGCTATCGCAAGAAAACGATCGAATTTACCTCTACCGGAAACAAGTATGAGAAGTACGACGATTTCAGGGTCTACGAGAGTTTCGAGCAGTGTCTCATGGACTACTGCATGTTCATGACCTGGGCAAAGTACAGCATCAACGGCGATTACAAGTATCGTGATCTGATCGGAACGAAAGATCCCGAGACTCTCATTACTCAGGTCGCTGGAAGAGGCTACTGCACGGATCCTGGATACCCAAAGTCCATAATGGCTCACATCGAGAAGTGGGACTTAACCCGGTATGATCGGGACGCGGAGGATGGAGAAGATACGATGGCAACTGAAACAATTAAAATAATCGACATTACCAGTAAAAACAAGCCCCCGAGAACTGGCAACACAAGAGAGGCTCTCGTATTCCACTTTCTCGGCGTGGCAGGAGCAGACAACCCCTATCTTTACGGGAGTGGCTATGGCGGCCAGTGGTACATCGCTCGTAACGGAGACATTTACCACGCAGTGAAACCCGGCGGCACTGTCTGGGCAGTTGGCTCCGGCGGATGGGGGCTTAAGGGGACTCGTTGGAACAACAGTAACACCGAATCAGTCGAGATGGGCTGTGAGTGCGACGGGGACAAGAGCAGCATCTACGACAAAAAGTGGTGGTTCCATATGGCTACTCAGGAGTCCGCGGTGAAACTGGCTCGTTACTGGCTCGAGATGCGAGGATACGGTGTCTCAGAGAAAACCGTGAATGAGCGGATTCTGGTTCACAACACTATCACCAACAAGCCCTGCCCGGCGCCTTGGCTCCACGGAGCCGGCTACAAGTCTTCTCGTGAAGAAGGGCAGGTCAACTGGTCGTTCGATGAGTTTAAGAGGAAAATCTGGGAAGGCTACGATGGCAAGACGATTGCTCTTGACGGAAAAGAGACGAGCTCGAAGATTGAGAGTCGTAATTATCTGAAGAAGGGCGACAGGGGATCGCAGGTACAGATCATGCAGGAAAAGCTGATTGCCTGCGGTTTTTCATGTGGATCGGCCGGAGCCGACGGTGACTTCGGTAACGCGACTTTAGAAGCGGTCAAGGCATTTCAGAAATCTCGAAATCTTACTGTTGATGGATACTTCGGGGTCAAGAGTAAGGCAGCGCTTGACGAGCTGTACGAATCTCTAAAGACGATTCTTAGAAAAGAACTCGTGGCAGCAGCGCCGGGGAGCGAGGAGCAGAAGCGGATTGTCGAGGCACTCTGCAAGCTCGATAAGAAGAAAGAAGATGAGTTCCAGCCCTTTGAGGTTCGCATCAAGACCAAAACACTTCACATTCGGAAGGGTCCGGGAAAGAAGTATGAGAGTCTCGGCTTTATCCCGGTAGGAGCATACACGATCGTCGAGGTTGTTGATGGAGCTGATTCCAAAGCCGGATGGGGGAGACTGAAATCCGGAGCCGGCTGGATCTCACTCGATTGGGCAGAAAAGATTTAACAGGAGTACAGAGATGATTAGTTTCAGATACAAGGGTGATTTCAAGAAAACGGAAGGTTGGCTTGGAAAACTAAAAGAGCTCCGTTTTATGAAACAACTAAATCAGTTCGGTCAGCTCGGAGTCGAAGCCCTTAGTTCTGCAACTCCTGTGGATTCTGGTCTCACGGCTTCGTCTTGGACTTACGAAATTCAAAATGGAGCCGATGAGATCATCATCGAATGGCATAACACGAACATCAACCGTGGCGTAAACATCGCGGTCATTCTGCAAACCGGACACGGTACTCGTAACGGAGGATACGTACAGGGTCGTGACTACATCAATCCTGCGATTCAACCGATATTTGACAAGTTAGCTAAAGATGCTTGGGAGGAGGTCACTAAGGTATGAGCCAGACTATTGATTCAAAAGTTGTCGAGATGCGATTTGACAACGCCCAGTTTGAGCAGAACGTAGCGACTTCTCTTCAGACACTCGATAAGTTAAAGCAGTCCTTAAATCTTGAGAAATCGACAAAAGGTCTCGAGAATGTCTCGGCTGCAGTCAAGAATGTAGATCTTTCTGATATTTCGTCCGGCATCGACGCTCTTGAGAAAAGGTTTTCCACATTCGGCATCATAGGCATGCGAGTGATCCAGAACCTGACGGACTCTGCGATGAGATTCGGTAAGAATATTATCGGCGGAGCCTGGAACACGATCATGACCAAGGGCAAGACCAGAGCGTTCAACATTGAGAATGCTCGGTTCCAGCTTCAGGGTCTTCTTGGGGATGCGAAAACTGTTCAGACAGTCATGGACAACGCTAGTGCGGCGGTGGACGGAACTGCATACGGCTTGGATGAAGCTGCGAAGGTGGCGTCTCAGTTTGCAGCGTCTGGTGTTCAAGCCGGAAAAGAGATGGAAAACGCTTTGCTGGCTATTTCCGGAACTGCCGCCATGACAAACAGCAGCTATGAAGACATCGGACGAATTTTCACAACTGTCGCGGGTAACGGTCGAGTGATGGCCGATCAGCTGAATCAGTTGTCGAGTCGAGGCCTTAATGCTGCGGCCACTCTTACGGAGTATTTCAACAAAGTAAACGACGGATCTCAAGAGGCGTCTGATAGTGTTAAGAGCGCTATTAAGGAAATCACAAAAGGCTCTAAGATTTCGGAAAAAGAGTTGCGCGACTATGTCTCAAAAGGCTTGATTAACTTTGATTTGTTCGCAACCGCGATGAACGACTCTTTCGGAGAGCACGCGAAAAAAGCTAACCTCACCGTTCTCGGTGCGCTTTCGAATGTTAAGGCGGCGTTGGGACGAATCGGCGCTCTTTTTTACAGCCCTCTGATTGAGCAGGACGGCCCTGTTGTTAAATTTCTTAATACTTTAAGGGATAAAATCAACAACGTAAAAACTGGCTTAGAGCCTATAGCTACGATCGTTACTGACCTGATAAAAAAGCTTGTCACGTGGGCAGACACGATGCTCAAGAAGCTCGACGTGGAAGGCTTCTTTAAGATCGTAAACAACGGTGTAACAAAACTTCAAAATGGATTGAAGAAGGGCTTTAAGATTGGTGATAAGCCCGTTGACAAAGCGTTACTCCCGATAGCGGATAAACTCAGGGAAGGATTCAAAGATGCTCGCGGGTTTACCAGGCCTCTTGAAGAAGGTATGAAAACCTTAGGCATAGAGGCCCCGGCAACGACTGACGCTCTTAATGCTTTTCATGATGCGGTAACTTCTGTCGTACGTGGCGACTGGGGTAATGGCCAGGCTCGAAAAGACAAGATGCTTGCTGCCGGTCTGGATTATTCCGGAATCCAGGGATATGTAAACGTCCTTAAAACCTGTACCGACGAGCAGTGGACACTTAACGATGCTGTATGGGAATCTGCCGACGCACAGGCAAACGTTACCGAGCGTATCGCGGCTATGAGCGACGAACAGCTCAAAGCTATGGGGCTGACTGATGCTCAGGTCACTTCGTTGCATGATGCCGCCAAGGCCGCTCTAGAATCAGGGCAGTCTATAGACGGTGTACTTCAGGATGCCGAAAAGGAGATGGGCGTTTTCCAGCTTGTCGGAGCGACGATCGCGAATGTTCTCAGTCCGTTAATCGGTTTGTTTAAGAGTATCGGTTCCGCGTTCGTGGAGGCATTCCCGGCTCCGACGGCCGAACAGATTCAGGGTATATTCCTGAAGATCTATTCTTTCTCCAAGAAATTGGTCCCGACAAAGAAAACTCTTAACAGCATCAAGAGCGCTTTTAGCGGACTGTTTTCTGTTGTCGGAATGGTTGGCGATGCTCTTTGGAGCATTGGCGGAGCAGTTCTCCCGATCGTGTTCAGCGCATTCAGTGCTGTCCGAAATGCTGCG